TCAAGGGCCTACGTGATGGCCTTCGGGTGGTGGTGGAGAGCAATAATCTTTCTCTCCCCCTGTTTGTGGATGCCCGTAATCACGGGAATAACCTTGGGTTTGGGTGCTTTTTTTGACATAGAATTGAAAATTACGTAATTTTTATGGCGCAAAACGCCAATTTTTTGCAAAAATAGGAAATAAACCCGAATTATTTGATGATTTGGTGGCTTACTCGTGTATTTACCCACTCAGTCCATATTCGGGTGCGGAGAAACCGCCAAAACAGGTGCGCCTCCTCGTTTGTGAGGCTATTAAGGAAGGCTTTAACCTTCGCTCTCATTGATTCTTCTGCGTTCATGGTCTAAATTCTCTTATGTGTTCGGATAATCTTAGCGCAAGCATCTTCAAATCGCCTGTTTCGAGGTTGTTTACCCGTATTACACGGATTCCTACGGACTTGAAGTTGTTATCCCTCTCAAAGTCCTTTCTGAGCATAGAACGGCTATCGTGGTACGTTCCGTCCACCTCAATCACAATGCGGTGCTTAGGAAGGTAGAAATCCGCAAAGTAGATAGTCTTGGGCCGAAAGACGAAAGGGGCTTGGTGGATAAAATCTATATTCTTGCTTATCAGCAATTCTCCCATCTTGTGTTCGTAGATATTGGCCCGCTCCCTCAGTTCGTACATACGGCTCTCTATCCACGCACGGGTGCTTTCAGAGATATAGGAGAGCCTACCAAGGTACTCCAAATCAGTGAAATAACCCTTGGTATCGTACTCGTCCAAAAGGCGCATTTTCTTTGCTTTCTGTTTTGCTTTTCTCATATCAAAATCACTTTACTACATAACGAGCCCTTTTAATCCCTCAAACTACCCCGAGCCAAAGCATTAAAAACTATGGAATTTGACAATTTTGCCCCGTTAAGTCGTTCTCTTGTCCTCGTTACAACAAGTGGCTTAACGCCCCCCTCTACTCATTTCTGAGCCTTTCGTAGGTTGCCCCATCGGTTAGTTTGAGGTCGCAGGATGTGAGTGGCACAGTGCCTGCACTTCTTTGATGCCGATGCAAATTGCAAGGTTTGAAGTTGGGTTGGGATTATAGAGCCTACCCGTGGAAACTCTCTCTGTCAAATAGCATCTATGTCTTTGGGCCAACAAAAAAGCCCCGAAAGGAAAACCTTTCAGAGCAATCTTGTGGGCTCTCTACCCTCACGGGTAGGTCGCGCTTAGAGCCACTTGACAAAAAACAAGTAAGTATGTTTTTGTATGTTTCTATCATCGGATTCCAAGCGCGACCAAGGCAATCCTTTCGACAACAAAGGTCGGAATAATTTTTGACATTTCCAAACATTTTTGGAAAAATTTGCAAAAAATTTGTTTTATTTGTGCAAGTTTTTGTATATTTGCGGTGTGAAGGCAGAGGGTTAGCCCCACCACAAAGCAGAAAAACAATACATAACAACTTAAAACACAAAGAATTATGTCTGCATGTCAGTGCCCTGCGGGTGCGTCTATCCCCTCCGTTCCCAACGCAACTTGCCCGCAAGACTTCGGTCAGATTCAGAAGATTATCTTTCAGCGTAACTTCGCAACGGGAACAACCAAGAACTCCATGACGAAGGCCAATGCCGCCACCCTTGCCGCTTGGACTGCCCTGTTCAGCGCAAGCGATGGCACGAAGGCCGTTATCACCCCCTACGTTGAAGCCCCCACTGCCGATGGCGGTGACGCTATCACCTATGGCGGTGGCAACGACACTCTCGGTGGTGTTACCAAGGTGATTGGTACGAACCCCACCAACATGACCTTCGCCCTGCGTCAGATTGTTCAGTCTATCGCCAAGGGCCTCAAAGCCCTCATGTGCGAACTGAACATGGGCGTGTACTTCGTCAACGGTGACGGACAGATTATGGGTAAGGAAATCAGCGAAGGCAACTTCGGCCCGATTCCGATTCAGACCCTGTTTGTGGGAGACCTCAAACTCAACGGTCTTGAAACACCCGATGAAAACGCTCTGTCGTTCTCTCTGCCCGCCAATTGGAGTGACGATATTGCAATCATCACCCCGTCCGACTTCAACCCTCTTACCGACCTCGCAAACGCCTAATCTGCCATGCCTACCAAAGTAACAACCGTCCGTCTCCGTGCAGGAGAAATAGAGCGTGAGTTCGAGGTGGGCCACGCTGAAAGGCTTTTGAGAATGCCTAACAATGGGGGTTGGCATATTGCTGACGATGAAAAAGTAGAACTTACGGAAAATGGGTTTAAGCCGCGAAAACATAAGTAACGAACTCCTCAAACCGAGCAAGCGGAGCGAGATAGAGCAGGCCAAGGCTCAGCAGGATTGGATTAAGTTTCATACTGACACCAATCTTGACGAGGTACGTGGTGGTCTGCCCTATCAGCGTTTCCGCACTTTCGTGAAGTCTCAGTTGCCCGAGGATAAGTTTCTTGCGTCAATGAACAACTTGAAGTTCCCTCTGCCGACCAATCGGCTGACGGAGAGCATCTTCACCAAGTTGTCGAAAATCTTTGACGGGAGAAACCCTGCCTTCAACTACCAATTCCACCGCTCCCAAGAAAGGGACGATTGGGAATGGTATCGGCAGGAAATCCTCAGAGAACCGAGCGTGTGGTCGCAGGATGCTTGGCGGTACTTCCAAACGGAAATCAACTGCGTTATGATAGTTGATATGCCCGAGGATGGAGCAACAGACCGCTACCCTCAGCCCTATTTCTACTTCCTTCCCATCAGTGATGTGGTCTCCTACAAGGTGAACGCTCGCACAAAGAACATGGATTGGATTATGTTCAAGAGCGACTATGACGGTAAAAAGCGTTTGGTCGTGATTGACGAACTTTCCTATCGAACCTTCGACTTCCAAGGCACAACCCTTGGGGAAATGCTCAGCAACAATCCACACAACCTCGGTTACTGCCCTGCAAGATTCTTTTGGAGCGAACCCCTTTCCCTTTCCCGTCCCGACATCAAACGTAGTCCGCTCTCCAAGGAGTTGAGTGCGTTGGATTGGTACTTGTTCAAGAGCCTTGGTGTAAAGCACCTTGACACCTACGCAAGTTACCCGATTTACAGTGCATTCGAGGAGGAGTGCGACTACGTTGATAAGGACGGAAACACCTGCCACAAGGGTTATTTGCAGAAACCGAGCGGGGAATTTGTTACCGACCTCAATGGTAATCCCGTTCCATGCCCGCTCTGCAAGGGTAAGAAGAACCTCGCGGGCGCAGGCAGTTTCATCACTGTCCCTATCCCCGTAGAGGGCCAGCCCGACCTCCGCAAGCCTGTGGATATAACAACCATAGACCGCAATAGCCTTGACTACAACGTTGAGGAACTCAAACGCCTTGAAACTCAGATAATTAACTCTTGCGTTGGTGTAGATAACACCATTCTCAACGAGACCTCCCTTGCAGACAAGCAGGTGGATGCCACCTTTGAGAGCAAGGACAATGTTCTGAACAGGGTTAAGGCGGGATTTGAGGAGGCACAGGCTTGGGTAGATACCACCGCTTGCTTGCTACGTTACGGCACGGCCTTTATCAGTGCTCATGTGAGTTATGGCAACGAGTTCTACACCCTTACCGCAGAAACCCTGCAAGCCCGTTATACCAAGGCAAAGGAAGGCGGTGCAAGCGAGGCTGACTTAGACACGCTCTATACTCAGATGCTCGAAACCATGTACCGCCACAATCCAATGGTGCTCCAAAGGATGATAATTCTGAAAGACATTGAGCCTTTCCGTCACCGCTCGCTGACTGAGGTGGGAGAAATGCTTGAAAAAGGGCTTATCACCAACGAGGAGTACATGCTGAAAGCCGACTTTATGGGCTTTGTGGCAAAGTTTGAGAGGGAGAATGACAATATCTTGGAGTTTGGGACTGCAATCCCCTACTCCGAAAAAATAACAAACATTCAAAAAACACTGTTAGATTATGCAAAAAGAGCAGTCAGCCCTTCTCGTGCATAGAGAAAACTACGTTGTTCCAAAGGGGCAGGAACATGTCGTTCACTATCGGATTGCCAAGGTGGACGCAAAGGGTAACTTCTTGGAGAAACCCCGTATCTGCAAGGACAATCCGAAGGAGTTCGATTCTTCGCTGAAACGTAACCTCGAAATCCTTGGTTACACAGTGGAAATCCTATTCCACCCGCTCGGTACTTACACCGACACCCGCATTGTGGATAAGGATGCCGCTATGAAGGCCAAAGACGCTGAGATTGCCGAACTCAAAGCGAAGGTGCAGGAAGGGGCTAACGATGCCCTCAAAGAAAAGGATGCCGAAATCGCCAAACTGAAAGAGGCCCTCGAAAAGGCCAATGCCGCAAAGGCAGAGGCTGAGGCTAAGGCCAAGGCCGCAGAAGGCGAGAAAGCACCGAAAGAGCCCAAAGCACCCAAAGAGCCGAAAGGCAACAAGGGTGGTAATGGAGAAACCAAGGAAAAGTAAGGAGGACTGAGGTATGTTAACAGAGGAAGTTCTGAAAGCAAACGAAAGTCTGAAAGACTTGACTGCGGAGCAGATTCAGACTATCGCCACTCTCTCTGAGAATGACGAGAACACTGTAATCGGGCAGAAGTTTGGCGAGGTATATCGTCAGATGGATGCAACCATTGAAAAGGCCACGGGTATCAAGCGTAACGGGGACGAAAAGACCTACGTTTACCTCGAAAGAGCCGCCAAGGAGTTCACGGGCAAATACAGTGACTACGAGGCTCTGAAAACCAAGGTGGCCGACCTCGAAAAGCAGGTTGCACAGGGCGGGGATGCCGCTATCAAGGCTCAGTTAGAGCAGGCCAAGAACGAACTTGCGGCCACCAAGGAGCAGTTCAACAACGTCAAGGCCGAACTTGACAAGGCAAACACCGACCACGCAAACGCTCTGTTGGGGCTGAAAGTAGATGCTGAGATTGCCAAGGCCAAGGAAGGATTTGCCTTCAAGCAGGGATTCTCCGAGGCCGTGATGAACACCCTTATCGGGCAGGCAATCGCCAACGTCAAGTCCAAGCACCCGACCTTCGAGGAAAGCAACGGAGTATCGGTATTGGTGTTCAAGGACGATAGGGGCGTAACCCTTAACAACCCCGAGAACAAACTCAATCCGTACACCGCCAAGGAACTGTTGCAGAAGGAGTTTGAGGCTATGGATATTCTCGAAAAGAACCCCGCAAAGGGTGCGGGTAGCCACGGCTCGGGTAGTTCCGCTCAGACCACGCTTGCAGGCGTAGCAACGCAGGTGCAGGCCAACGAGACAATCACCAAGATGCTCCTTGAAAGAGGCATCGCCAAGACCTCGTTGAAGTTCGGAGAGGAGTATCAGAAGTTGTGGGACGAGAACCACTGCGGAGACCTCCCTCTCCAATAACAAGGCAAGGGGTAAGCCTTACAAAAGCAAAACAAAACCAAACACAAACAATTAAAAACAAACAAAACCATGAGTTTAGCAGCAACCATTCTCAATTCCATTCGCGTCAAGAACAATAAACTTGACAAGAATGAGCATCGTCTGTCCGAGTATGGGGCGTTTGACTTCTTTGTTCAGCAGAGTAAGACCAACCCCCTTCTGACCGATGAAATGCGCACCAAGGCCATTGACAGTATGGGTAAGACCTTGCAGATGCCTGTAATCACCTACGATGGTGTAGTCAGCGTCTCCAACGTCCGCTCCTGTACCGTGGCTGACGCTGAAAACACCTCCGCTCTCGTAGGCGTGACCTTCGCCACCTATGCCGTAGGTTTCACCGTTGTTCCTGCCATGTACTCCAACAACGAGATTGACATGCAGAACGACATCGAAAAGAAGTTCAAGAAGTGCGCCCGCGTCCTCGGTGCGGCCCTTGACAGTGCGGCTCTCGCCATCCTGTCTGCCAACAAGACGCAGGTGTTCGGGGACACCCTCATTTACAACGAGGTTGCCGATGTGATTACCGTGCCGTGGGCCTCTCGTGAGGACATTCTCTCTGACATCGAACCCATGATGCAGGCGAATGACTACTATGGCCGTGTGCATATCATCGGTAACGCAGGTGTTCGTAGCCTTCTGAACAAACTCGCTGAAAAGGGAGAGTTCAACTACGTCAACAAGGCTATCGAATGGAGCAACAAGGAGTTCCACTTCACCAACCGCCTTGTTAACGGTG